GCCCTCCACATAATACTGCGGCACCTCCCCTTCGTTCGCCTTGCGTTTCTTGGAAGTCCACCGTGTAGCACTTCTGCAGGCGGGCATCGCCTTTGTACTTTTCGTTTGCTTGTGTCAAGTCATACATAAAAAAATTATTTTTCTTTTTTCGTCTACAATGCGCTATTCGACTTCCTTATCAAAGTAATCTTCATACTCTTCCAGAATCTCCATAAGAGCCTGATGCCCCCGGTTACATATGCGGTCTACGTTCGTCTCACTGGCAATCTCCGTATTCCCTATGGACACACCTAAAAGCCGCAGGGCATCAAAAACAACCCGTTCATAATGGTAATGCAATTCTCTCTGGTATAAAAGCCGTACGTGGCTGTTGCCATTACAGGCAGCACGGCGTTTCTCCGTGTCTGCCAGAAGGCTTAACGATACCAGCAAGCCGCAGACCCTGTCCTGCCTGTCAGCCTCCATCGTATCTGCAAACGCTAAGTTCATTCCTTGTTCCTCCTGGTTCTACTCCCTAAAGTTCCAGACAATCTCCAGATCATTCTCTCCGCTGACACGGATTTCCTTGATCAGTTCTGTCAGCAGTTCCCTTGTCAGCTCACACACACAGGCATACCGCCCTAAATCCATTTTCTCTGCGGAATCTGCCGCCTTTTGCAGTTCCACCCGCTTTGCACTCAGTTCCATGTACGAAGCTGTCATTTCATCATGCTGTCTGGCCGCTTCTGCTTTACGGGTGAGGTATTCCTGCCGCGTAATGCGCCCTTCCGCATAATCTTCAAATGCGTCTGCCTGTTTTGCCTTGCACCGGCTTATCGCTGTCTGGCATTCCTGAATCTGTTTTTCCAGCGCATCAGGGAGGTTTTCATTTTCATGTTCCGCTTCTGCTTCCAGAAGCAGCCTGACCCGGCTTTGTATCGAAGCTGTCAATGCCGTTTCCAAATCCTGCTCATCCACATGTACCCGCCTGCACAGGGCATCTGGCACGGTTTTTCTGGTAGGGCAGCAAAAATACGGCTCCTTACAAATTACACGTTCCAATGTCCGGCCGCATACGGCACACTTTAGCAGTCCCCTGAACCGCTGGTTTGGTTTTGCAGGCGTTTTCTTCCTTTTACAGCTTTTTAAAACTTTTTGCGCCTGCGCGTATGTTTCTTCTGTCACAATGGCCTCATGGGTATTCTTTGCCACGATCCATTCCTCTTTGGGAACCTTTACCGTCTGCTTTTTGGAAACATCTACTGTTGTACGCTTCCTGCTGATTAAACACCCTGTATAGCGCTCATCGGAAATAATGCGCCTGACATTCTCCCTTGTCCAATAGGAAATGTCGCCAGACACTTTCCATCCACGCAGCCCGTCCGTATGGTTTTCCCTCCGGTAAACAAGCGGGGAAGGAATCCCCTCCGCATTTAGCCTGAGCGCTATCTGTGTAGGCGTCATCCCGCCCACGGCCATCTGGAAGATGCGCCGCACAACATCAGCCGCTTTCCCGTCAACTTCCAGTTTGTTCTTTTGGGTTGCCGACCGTTTATAGCCATAAAAGGCAATCGCGCACAGGTATTCACCCTTTTTCATTTTAGCCTGCTGCACACAGCGTATCTTTTCCGATATGTCACGGCTGTACATTTCATATACCATTGCTTTTAAGGACACATCCAAGCTGACGGAGCTTCCTATGCTGTTTTTACTGTCATAGTTCTCATTGACGGCGATAAAGCGGACACCCAGGAAAGGGAATATCTGGTCAAGGTAATCGCCCACATCAAGCAGGTTCCTCCCAAACCGTGAAAAATCCTTTACAATAATGCACTGAATCGGATTCCCGGCCATAGAAAGCATTTTCTGGATGCCCGGGCGGTCAAAGTTTGTCCCCGTATAGCCGTCATCACAAAATTCCATGACTGTGCATCCGTCAAATTCCCGGCGGCTTTTCAGAAAATTGTGCAGTAAGTCGCGCTGGTTCCTGATACTAAAACTTTCCCCCTCGTTTGCATCTTCACTGGAAAGGCGCATATAAAGGGCAACCGTCCCCATCATATCCCCACCGCCTTTTCTTCCAGCCGGATGAACTCATCTTTGAAATTCCAGACGATTTCAATCTCGTTATAGCCGGTCACTTTGATATGGTCGATCAGTTCCACTGCCATTTCCCGTGTAACTGTTTCCTCTGTCTGGCACTTTTTCAGTGCTTTGATCCAATGGTTCTGCGGGGAAATGGTCTTAGAAAAGTCCTGTTCTTCCCGCACCAGTTCCTCCAGTTCTTTCTGGTAGGAATCTGCTTTCCGGTCATATTCCTGCTTTAAGGAAATATATTCCTGTTCCGTCAGGGTATGGTCGGAAAAAGATTCAAACAATGCCGATCTGTAAGCGGTGTTACGGCCTATGTCCTGTTTCAAAAGCCTGATCTGCTCCGCGAGCGCTTCCTGCTTTTTCCTGAAGCCGGATTTTTTCTGTGTCCGTTTCAGCAAATCTTCCAGTTTCAGCGCCGCCTCTATCTCAATGCGCAGGGCATGGAATACCGCCTCTTTCAGTTCCGGCTCCCCGACGCATTTCTTTGTGCAGCCCTGCCCGGACAGGTTCTCCGCATACACACGGCAGATAAATGTATATCTTACAGTGCCAGCGGTGGAAACACCCTTATAACGTGACATTTTTGTGCCACAGTCCCCGCACACTACAAGCCCTTTGAATACGTTCTCCGTGGATGGGTATTTTCCCCTTAATGAACGGTGTTCCATGCAGCGCTGTTCACTGATAGCCTGCACCCGGTCAAAAATATCCTGGCTGATGATTGCCTCATGGGTGTTATGGACGATAATCCAGTCCTCTTTCTTCACCTCCGTCTTTGGAAGCCCATTGCTCAGGGACTTCTTTGTCCTTCCCTGCGCCATATGGCCCACATAGACCGGATGCTTTGTGATCTGCTTTATCATCTGCCCCTGCCAGATTGCCCCTGCGCCTTCCGGCTTTTTCTTCTTACGCCCGTTCAGGTAATGGTGCATGGCCGGGCAGGGGATTTTCCTGTCATTCAGATAGCGGGCGATCATGTTGATGCCAACGCCGTCCGCCCTCCACTGGAAGATTTCGCGGACTACCGGGGCCGCATCCGGGTCAGGCACCAGCTTATGTTTATCCTCCGGGGATTTCAGATACCCATACGGCGGAAATGCCCCGATAAACTCGCCTTTCCGCTGCTTTGTTTCCAACGCAGTGTTGATTTTCTGCGATATGTCTTTTGCATACAGGTCATTCACAAGGTTTTTCAGGGAAACGACAAGTTCGTTGCCGTCCTTATCTTTTATGCTGTCATAATTATCATTGACTGCCACAAACCTGACGCCAAGATAAGGGAATATTTTTTCCAGATAATACCCTGTTTCCACATAGTTGCGTCCAAACCGGGATAAATCCTTTACCACAATGCAGTCGATCATGCGGCCCCGTATCCCGTCCATCAGGCGCTCAAATTCCGGGCGTTCAAAATTTGTCCCGGTTTCGCCGTTATCACAGAATACGCCGCTTAGACGCATATCGGCCTGGGCTTCTACATATTTTTCAAGCATATACCTCTGCATCGTGATGGATTCCCTGTCACCAGCCCTGTTGTTGTCCTCTACGGACAGGCGGGCATAAACTGCCGTGCTGTAGACCCGCTCCGGTTTAGACGCTATCCGGGCCTCCTGTTCCATGACAGCCGCTTTCCTGCTCACTCTTGCCATGTCATACCGCCTCCTTTCCGTAGGATGCGGCATCTGCCGGGCAGAGTTCCTGCATATTCCGGATCAGTTCCAGCGCGCGCTCATAATCGTATTGGTAGCGGAAACGTATATCAATGCGGCAGTCCTCAAAGACCATGATGCGGTCTATCAGTGTCACTGTGATATGCCGTGTCAGTTCTGTAATATTACGGTACTTCTTAAACTGCTCTATCCACAGGCTGCTTCCGGTGCGGTTCTGCAAAAGGCACTCAAGTTCCTCTTTCAGCTTTTCACTGGCTGCCTGTGCGTCAGCAATCTTTATGTCATAGCCTGCTTTTAATTCCAGGTATTCCGCCTTGTTGATCAGGCCGTCGGACAGGGATTCATAGAGCGTTGTTTTCAGCCTGCTGTACCGGGCGATCTCTTCCTGTTTTTTTATAAGCTGTGCATCTGTCTTCTGCACTTCTTCCTGATGGACTGGAAGCGTCTCAATACACTGCAATATCCTTTCCACATTCAGGATGTTAGCGATATGCTCTTTCAATGATAAATACACCGCCTGCTCTAAAGCGGCTTCACTGATCCGGTGGCTGGAGCAGGCTTTATTTGTACGGTTGTTGCCGCACATATAATACACATAGGTTTTCCCATTCCTGCACACACTGTTGCGCACCATGTTCTGTTTACAGTCGCCGCAGAACACCAGCCCGGAGAGCAGGTATACATTCTCCTCTTTTGGCGCAACACGGGTATCCTGCATCAGCAGACGCTCCACGGCAAGGAAATCTTCCTTTTCTATGATCGCCGGATGGCTGTCCTCCACCCGTATCCATTCCTCACGCGGCTTCTGTATGGTCTTTTTCACCTTATGGTTTGGCGTTGTACGCTTGCCTTGGACTAATGTGCCGATATAAAATTCGTTGCGGAGTACCCGCCCTATGGCAACTGCCGTCCATTTCGCCTTTGGGTTGACCTGAAAACCTGACCTGTATTGCAGGCCGCAGAACCGTTTGTATTCCATTGGCGACAGTTCCCCGCGCCCATTCAGCCGGTCAGCGATCCTCTGCTGGCTCGCCCCTTCCAGCTTCCAGCGGAAGATGTCACGCACGACTGCCGCTGCATAATCGTCAACAATCAGCTTATGCCGGTCGGAAGGGTCTTTCAGATATCCATATACGGCAAAGGAGCCAATGAAATCTCCCTTCTTCCTTTTGATCTCAAGCTGGCTCCTGACTTTAATGGATATATCACGGCAGTAAGCATCGTTTATCAGGTTCTTGAACGGAATTAGAATCTTATCGGAAGATGTACGCCCGTTTATGCTGTCATAATTATCATTGACAGCAATAAAACGGATGCCGAGGGCCGGAAAAATCTGGTCAATATAACGCCCGGCTTCCACAAAGTTACGGCCAAACCTCGACAAATCCTTGACCACTACGCAGTCAATCCTGCCCGCCTCAATCTCGCGGATCATCCGTTTAAAATCAGGGCGGTCAAAAGATGAGGTTAGATAACGTAACTTGCAAAAAACACAGTAAAATCAAGGTTTAAGGACAGCAGACAAAAAGGAAATGTACGGTAAAAATGAAAAACTGAATAATATCCCCATGCAGGACAGCCTTTCCTGCTGGCAAAAGACGTTCAAACATGAGCGTCTTTTTTTATCCCAATTACAAACGAAAGGAGCTGATAGCATGGCAGTATTCCGGGTAGAAAAAAACCAGAATTATACGGTCATGTCAAACCACCACTTACGCAATACTGGCCTTTCCCTAAAATCAAAGGGGCTTCTCTCACAAATGCTGTCCCTGCCCGAAGAATGGGACTACACCTTAAAGGGGCTTTCCAAAATCAACCGTGAGGGCATAGACGCTATCCGGGAAGCAATACGGGAACTGGAACGGGCGGGCTATGTGACCCGTACCAGAGTGCGGAACGAAAAAGGACAGCTAGGGGCGGCTGATTATGTGATACATGAATTTCCAGTGCCGACAAAGCCAACATTGGAAAATCCAACACAGGACAAGCCTATATCGGAAAATCCAACATTGGAAAACCCTATGCAGGAAAATCCAACGCAATTAAATAAAGAACTATCAAGTAAAGATTTACAAAATAAAGATTTATTAAATAACCATTCCATCCCTATCCTTTCCACTCCCTTAACAGCGGGAACGGCTACGCCGAAACGGAAAGGAAACGAATACACCAACATGGACGCAGTACGGGCTTATGAGGAAGTCATAAAGGACAATATCGAATACGCCTATCTGATACAGGACAGGAACATTGACCGGGGTATGCTTGACGAAATTGTTTCCCTCATGCTTGAAACCGTCTGCACCCGCCGCAAGGTGGTACGGATTGCCGGGGACG